TCAGCCCGCCTTCTTCACGAGCCTGAGACCGCCCCGACCCATGCCTCCGGACGAGCGAGCGGCCGCCGGTGTGTTGCGCGGCGGTGGTGCCAACTGCTGCCAACGAAGCTCGATATGCGTCGATTTGCACAGCGGGCAGGTCAGCTTCCGGCGTAGGTCCGCCATGGGAAAATCGTACGGCAGGACCATCAACAGCGTTTCGACATCGACGGCGAAAATGCCGGGGCAGGGCTTCGTGGACTTGAGCCCGGCATGTCGTCGGTCGCAGTTCAGGTAGCCGACCCAGCGGCCGACGGCGGCATCGGTCAGCGTAGCCCACTGCTCGAACGGCGGTTCCTCCGGGCGGACTGAGCAGCCGCCACCCATTGCGGCCAGCTGGCAGGCCTGAACGCCATCGGCCGCCACCAGTTGCGCGATCTCGGCAAGCGGCCGGTCGCCGTACTTCCCTCTCAGGACGTTGGTCGACACCGAGGCACTTCGCTTGCATCGACGGCAGACGATGTCCAATTCGCGCGGCACGTAGGCCGACAGCAACTGCTCATCGAACTTGGCCATCGCATCAACGGTCGGTCATTCTCCGCGCCGACGCGTAGGGTATGCCCAGCCTTTCCGAGACCTCGCCGGCGGTCAGTGGCCCGCGTGCTTCGACGACCCGCTTGCGGATCGGGGCAACGCGCGACTTCGGCTTATCGAACTTACCCTTGCGGCCGAGCGCATTGTCGATCTCGGTGTACTTGAAACCCGTGGCCTCGCGAATCTCCTCACGAGTGAAGCCGAGGCCGCCTAATTGGCGGATAGCAGAGGCTTTCGTGGGCTTGATCTCTATGGCCATGGCAGGGTCTCCATCTGGGGATGGGACTCATAGAATGAGAACGAAATAGGAACAAGCTACGACGGTTTCGCACCCCAAAATGTGAAAAGCCCGACCTCCGCGCGGGAGATCGGGGCTTCGGATCACGGATAGAAGTCTGTCGTCGTCGGCCAGAACGGATGACATCGGTGCACGAGCTGGGCGAAGCTGTTTGACGGCACTTCGCTGATCGGAACGCCGATGATCCACGGGCCGGCACGCTGCTTGCCGGTCGGCCGGTTGGGGCTGGACGTATCGCCGGCCTGCCTCAGTAGGATGACCGGCACCCGTTCGAAGCCACCCTGCGGCGTGCCGCGATACCACGATATGCCGACATACTCGCAATTGCGCAGCTTGGTGAACTCAGCCCTGATCGTCGTCTCTGCCGGACCTGTCGCCTCGATCGAGAGGATGTGCAGCTTCGACACGGTTGGCCAGAAGCGTGTCTCGAGGTAGGGCCCGAGCGAGAAAATCGTGACCGTACTACCGATGATCAACACGAGGTAGAAGCTGGCCTCGAACAGCACCCTTCGAGCGCGATCGAAAAGCGTTCGCATGCTCATGATGGAAATCTCCCCATCACCAGCCATCCGACGATTCCTCCGATAACCGTCGTGATGATGATCCACTGAACCCTCACCCACACGCCGCGGACTTCCTTTGCGGCGGCGCGGCTCTCCTCGCGAACCTCCTCGATCTGCTTGTCGATGCTGTCGAGCCGCTGATAGAGCGCCTTGTCCCGTTCCTCCTCGCGTGCTGCCACCAGCTCGAGCTCCCTCCGCCATCTCGCCTGCGCCGCAGTCTCTTCGGCCAGCGCCCCGACCGACTTCGCGAGGTCGCTGGCGTTGCGCTCGACGGTGTCGAGCCGCCGGTCGATCTTCTGCACCTGCTCGCGCAGCTGGGCCACCTGGCTGGCAGCAGTGCGATCGCGGGGAACGGGTGGCGACATCAGGGCCTCACCACCGCGCGCTTCAGCTTCGCCAGGTGCGGAACCGCCAGCTCTTTGAGATCGTCATGGCTGAGGCCGAAGCGCTTCACCGTGCCGCCGTTCCACTGCTCTGCATAGTCGGCGGCGGTGGCGAGCAGATTGGCCTTGCTGGCACGGGACCCGAGCGCCTCGATCGCTGCGAGCATGCCCCGTTCGAGGGCGGCATGCAGGCTATCGGCGCTCTTCTTGTCGAAGTCCGACTTCAGCACCCGACCCCACATGTAGACGATCCAGCTGACCCCAGCCGTCGCGGCGGCCGACACCAGCGGACCGACGAACGCCAGCCCGATCTGCAGGCCGATATCGACCCACAGGCTGCGGCCAGCGTCCGGACCGCCGAGCAGATGCACCGGACGATCGAACGGCACCGGCGCCCCTTCAGGCACCACGACGACGCTGGCCGGCTCCGATGACTGCCCGGTCAACCAGGTCCACAAGAACACGAGCGCGGCGAGGCCGCCGATCACCAGCAGCGGCACCCATGCCGGCCGCTCGCGTGTGGCAGGTACCGGGGCACTGCCCGTGGAGGGAACGTCCACCGGCTCGGCCGGAACCGAGAACACGGTCGGATAGCCGGCCGCCGAGAGAGCCTTCTCGAACGCAAGGGCGTATTCGCCGATCGCCTTCGCCTTGTCGGTGCCGTTGACCACGCGGCGGGCATTGATGAACTCGCGCAGATCCTCGTCGTCGGCTTCGTCGATATCGTCGATGTAGTCGCCGACGCCCTTGCCGGTGAACCAGCCCTCGGTCATGCCGTCGAACATGATGGGAATGGCATACTCGGGCTGCAGCGCCAGGTCGGGATTGGCGATCAGGTCGACGCCGAGCTTCTTGCCGGCGACACCATAGTTGCGGCGGCCGGTGAGCTGAGGCAGGCCACGGCCGCGAAAGCGGTAGCCGTCGCCCTTCTGCGTGTTACCCAGCACCTTGCCGATCTTGGTGCCCGGCTCATACTTGTTGAAGTAGGCCCGGGGTCCGCGCTCGTGGATCGGCCGCATAGTGTGCGCCGTCTCGTGATAGGCCGTCGCCAGTTTGTAGGCGAGCTTGTTGCGGGGCGTACCGCGTCGCAGACCCTCCTCGATGATGGCCTCGGTGCCCTGCACCTGCCCCTGCTTCAGTGGGCCGCCGAATGCCTTGCTGCCCTTCGCGCGCAGCGAGGCAAACAAGGCCATCCGGTCGAGCGGCATCGCCGCTCCCGAGGGTGCGTTGGTCATGGATGATCTCCGATGTGAGGGAGGGCTCTGCCCTTGAAGATGCGCACCCGAGTGGGTACGAAACTAGCCAGATACTGACTGTCGGATACTTTGGGGATTAGTAGTTATGAAGTGGACACGCCAATGGGCGCGGACCATCGACTACGGCGGCGACGGCGTAACATTGATATCGCCGGTCATGATGGGGCTCGTGTTCTGGTCGGTTGAGTATGACGACGGCGCTCATTTCGGCCGCCGCTGGGGCATCTGTCTTTCGCTTGAAGCTGCCCATGCAAAGGCTCGAAGAGAAGTCGTCCGTCAGCATTTCATTGCGACTTCCTAGACCTCCTCCCAGCTATGCGGCCTGCAGCACGCGGAGATGATCAGCCACGGCCACGGTGCCCACTGACGCCCAACCGGGGTTCTTCAGGTCGATCAGGTCGCGAACCAGGGGCAGGTACGCGACGAGCGCTTGCGGGCGGATGAGCGAAGGCGCGATCCCCTTGGCCAGCAATGCCATCTCTTCGTCGCTGAGAGCGACATTCCAGATGGCAGCCTCGGCGATCAGGGCATTACCGCTGGCGTCGATGACCGAGCCATTGTTGTTCTTGGCGCCCACGGTGGTACGACCGAGCCCCGAGGGCGTGCGCGACGAGCTTTCGACGCTGCCCCCGACGCCGTTAAAGTACGCCCTTCGGCTGTTTACGGCGGAGAAGACACCACCCGCGTGATGCCATGCGCCGGTTGTCACCGTTCCGGCAGTTGCTGAGACGCCCGAGCTGCCATCCGCAGTGTCGATCTGGATCTGATTGCCGTCGTTGCGCATGAGCGAGAAGGCGTTGCGCCCGTTGGCGGCGGTCGGATTGTTCAGGTTGATCAACGACTGCCAGTTGCCGCCCGACCCGACCCGGAACCAGCAGGCCATTGTGAGAGGGACAGCGGCAACGGGCGCGGCTACAAGCTGTAGATAGTTGGATGTAGAGAACGACCCCCGAGCCATCAGGTCTGCCTCACCACCGCTCGGACCAATTCGGCATCGCCTGCAGCATTGTCGTTCGCGACATCTCGGCGGATGCGGATGCGGTAGGCATCGCCGCTGACCAGCCCGTCGATCTCGTTGTGGGCGAATGCCACCGAAGTGACCTTCACCTCGCCCGAGGTTGCCGGAACCGTGGTAGCCGTGACCGTCTTGGCGGTGGCAAAGCTGTCGGCGTCAAGGTCCTGTCCGTCGACCTTCTCAAACGCCACATCCCAGCCGATCGTGCCGGTAACCGCCGAGGTCGCGCTCCAGTGCAGGTCAACCGTGAAACCACTCGCATCGTCATAGGCATCCGGCACCGCGTCGGAGAAGATCGCGATCTCCTGAGTGGCAGTGTCGAAGTCCAGCACCGGGTGGCCATTGCGCGTATCGATCGTGGCGAAGTTCGCGGCGGGCGGCTGGTTGCGCGTCGGCCCGAAGGTGGTGGTGAACCGCTTCACCGCCTCCCACGCAGTAAGGCGAGCATCGTTGCCCTGCACAGCGGTGCCGGCGGCGTTGCCGTACTTCACCGAGACCTCGGGATGTGCCGAGTCGCTGTCGTCGACCTCGATCCCGGTGCCCGCCTCGACGGTCTCGAGGTCGCCATGGTCGCCCTTTGCGACGACCAGGTCCCACTTGTCCGCCGCGAGGTCGGTGGAGAAGTCGCCTGCCGTATGGCTCTCCAGCGCGATGTAGCTCGAGCCCTCGAAGCGCACGGCATCGTTCTCGTCATAGGCGTTGAGCGTGGCCCAGGCCCCGCGCCAGTTGCCGATCAGGCCCGGCGGTCCGGGTAGCCCTGCCACCGCAATGCCGAGATAGGCCCAGAAGGCGCTATCGGCCGGGCCGGTGGCGTTCGGCTCCTCGCCGACATTGTCGTTCACCTTGCTGGCGAAGAGGTGCAGCGTCGGTCCGTTCGGCCGCGTCACCACGTCGCCGATGGCATAGATCGTCTCGTCGTCCCACGCTCCCATGGGCACGAAGCCCTGCAGGTCGTTCTCGCCGCCGAGCCCGTTCTTCACGTAGCGCCAGGTCTCGTCGTACCCCGCCTTATAAACGCGGATGCGGAACGCCCCGCCGGCCGAGTGGAAGGCGATGATGCCGTCGACGGCGTAGAACGGGTTGGACATGGGTGTGTCGCCCATGCGGTCCATGAACAGCGGCTCGATCGGGCTGCCCGCCAGCTCCTCGCGACGAACCTCGCACCACACCTGTGTGACCAGCTTCCCGTTCTCGTCCTGAACGGGAAGCTGCACGCGCGCATAAGGCATCGATGTCTCCTAGTTGATCTGCGCACCGGTGCGCGTGCCGGCCAGCCCGTCCTGAATGAGGTGGCTGAGGCCGTCGATGGCGGCGCCGGCAGCACCGGGCGATCCTCCATCGATGTCGTAGTTGCCCACGTCGTCGTTGCCGGCGATGCCGAGGGCGCCGCCATCGCCGCCCCGGATGCCACCCTTCAGTTCGGGGGAGCTCCAGAAGGTCGAGCTGGTGTAGCTACGACCACCCCCGCCGCCAGCATCGATCGTCCCAGGCTTGCCCTCTTCGCCATTGCCGGGGCCGATGCCGCCTGACCCGGGCGGCCATCCGGCGCCGCCGCCGCCACCACCGCCACGATGGTCGCTGAAGTCGGCGCAGCTGCCGCCAGCCCCGCCGCCGCCTCCGCCACCGGTCTTGCCGTTCACGTCGCGGTAGACGAACGGGTAGCGCGAATAGAGACCGACGCCGCCGGCGCCGCCCTGTTGCCCGTGCTGGCCTCGGGTTTCCTGCGCGCCGATCCCGCCAGTGCCACCCATGCCGATGATGCCGCCGCGGTTCTCGACGACGATGTTGACCAGGTAGAAGGTCGCCGAAGCGGTTCCGGTCGATACGGCGTTCTTGTCGAGCGTCACCTGCGTCGGGCTGTCGATCGACAGGATGCGCGATCCGGCCTGAATACCGGTCCCGCGCACCACAATGCCCACCGCCAGTTCGGCTGTGTCGACGGCCAGCCCACTCAGCACCGGCGAGCCGTTGGAGCGGGTCACGTTGCCGGCGCGCGTCGGCCAGTCCCCGATGCTCAGCGCCGGCAGTCCAGGCGCGCCACCCACCGTGGCCTGCGCCTCGATCACGCAGGTGACGGTGTCGCCCACCTGCGGGTCGGGATAGAGATCGTCGTGCAGTTCGCGCACGCTCACGCCGAACATGTTGGCGTTGATCGTCACCTGTCGGTCGCCGATATCCGGCCCGAGGTCGTAGCTGAAGCCCTCGGCCGTCACGTCGAACTGGGTCGTACCGCGCCGCAGCGACACGATCTGCACAGCCTCGGCGGCTCGCGCGCCAGTGGCATCCTGCAATGAGCGATGGCCGACCCTGTAGCCCTCGCCTAGCACCGGGGTATCCTGTGCGCCGCGGTGCAGGCCAAAAGTGAACAGGCGCGGCGGGTCGGTGTATCGGCTCAGGACCATCCGGCCGACACGATCGGCAGCCGTGCGGCCACCGCGCGCGATCCAGCGGCTGTAGATCTTCTTGATCTTGGCCGACTGGTAGTTGTCCTGCGCCTCGAGGTTGCTGGTGATGGACAGGGCCGAGTAGTTGTCGATCCTATCGCCGCCGAGCGGGCTGACCTGGCCGAAGTACATCATCACTTCGGAGTAGCGACGGTCGGGCTGTTCACGAATGCCGATGGACTGGTTGAGCATCAGCCGCTCGTCGAACAGGTCGGCATCGGTCGGGATCGGGCGAAGCACGCGAAGCCGCAGTTGCCAGCCGATCTCATCCCACCAGACCGAAAGCCCTGCCTGCTCCATCAACTCACCGACGAGCTTGGAGACTGCTGTCGGCTCGGCAATCGTCGCGTCGAACACACGCTGCAGGTATCCGCCGGTCTCAGCCAGCCAGTCGCCAATCGGGACCCAATCCGGCGGTACGCCTGCGAAGTCCTGCATCAGTTGCTGGATGATCAGCGCGGGGTCCATCGAGTCGAAGCGCGCGGCCTGCTGCACCCGGTCGCCGGCCTTGTGCTCTGCCGCGTCGGTGTTCATCTGCCCGCGCACGATCGTGAACACATCGCCGACGCGGGTGAAGCTCACCATCTCCTTGCCACCGAGGTTCAGCCAGCCCGACGCCGCATATTCGGCATCGCCGAGATCGGCGGGGATGATGCTGAAGCTGGTGGCAACTGCATCGAGGTCCGCCGACAGCCGGCCACGACTGACCTTCGGGCACTGTGCCCGGTCGCCGTCCAGCATCTTCAGCGGGTCGTGCGCCGTTACGCTGTAGATGCCGTCGATCGTCGGTCCGTCGAAGCTCTCGACGATGAACAGGCTGGCTTCCGTCTCGTCGAGCGTCTGCCCGACAAACCCCTGCCGCAGCACGATGCGCTCGCCCTTCAGGTAGGGCTGGCGCGCGCGGAACTTCGACCAGAAGCTGCCCTGCTCATAAGGGTTGTATCCGCGCTCGGCATAATACGGGTCGAGCCCCGGCCCGGTGTCGGAATGCGGATGCTCCTTGAAACTCACCTTGAGCGTGGCGCGGCTGCCCAGGTCCTCACCCGGCTTGATCCGGGCCGGTGTCACCGACACGTCCGCGATCGACGCGATGGCCTCGATATCCTGCGGGCGATAGTCCGATGCCTTGGCGAAGCGCAGCACCGGGTTGGTCTCGGTGAAGTTCGGCCGGTCCTGGCAGGTGGCGCGGGTGTTGAAGCACTTGCCGGCCGGGCCGAGCGTCGCCGTGCACGGCAGCTGGCCGAAGCTCAGCGCGCAGGTGCGCAGCTGCAGCTCGACATAGGTCAATGCCTGCTGGGTCATCGGGTCGTCAGCGCCTCATAGATGGAATAGGCCCGCACGCCCGACCAGCACAGCCAGGCACGCGGGATCGACAGGCACATCCCGGCGCGCACCCACCAGTTGGCCCTTGCCCAGCCGACAAAGCTCAGCTCGACGAAGCACTCGCGGAACAGTCGATCGCACTTGGCCCGGGTGTCGCAGCCGAGGATCGGCGTCCCCGCCTTCTGCATGTCGCAGGACTTGTCGTGGAAGAGCGACGCAATGGTCGTGCGGTCGCCCCAGGGTGGCAGGAACCACCACAGCAGACGCGGCACCGAGGCGCCGTCCGACATAAAGCCGGCCTCAAGGGTATAGCCGCGCCAACTGATCGCCCCCAGCGTGATGGCTATCCGGCCCGCACTGACGCCGCCATCCCAGTCCGGGTTGTCGGCCGAGAAATCGCCGAAGTCGAGCTGCAGGCGTCCGGTGAAACTCACAGCGACACCGCCTGCATCGGCATGGTGATGTCGAATTCCTTGCCGCCCAGATAGTTGATCGTCGGCTTCACGCTGCCGCTGGCGAACGTGCAGTACGCGATCTCGTCGGGGTGGTTCGCCGGGTCCCAGGCGAAGAAGAACGGCGCGCCCTTGTTCGCCGCCTGGACGAAGGGCCGCATCGCCTCGCGGTACCAGATCGGGTCGAGCGCCTTGAGCGCCGCTGTATTGCTGCTGGTCGAGCCGTCGACGATGGCGCCGAGATGCTCGCCGGACTGCGACCAGCCAGTGACCAGGTCGGTATCCTCGGCATCGGTGATCGGCGTGAAGCCCGCCTGCATCGAGCGCTGCAGCACGAGGCCGAGCCCGACGAACAGCACCGCCATGGTCGGCGGCACATCGTCCGGCACCAGCCGCAGCCGCACGCCGATGTAAAAGCCCGGCGCGAACCGCAGCACGATCGGCGCGTCATTGGCCGGCAGCGCTCCCGGATGCACCACTTCCCAGTCGGCGCCGGGTTCCCCGGTCAACGCCTCGACCGACACCGTCACGTCGCCCGAGCCGAAATTGTGCCGGGCGATGGCGACGTGGTCGATCTGGCCGTCGAGATCGGAGACGGTCACCAACTGCTCGACCGCCGTCGACGACAGCCAGCGGTTGGCCGTCGACGGGTTGGCGAGGTTGGTGGCCGGATAGCCCACCGCGGCGCTGTCCGCGATGACGTTGCCGAACCGCACCTGGCTTTGCCAGCACACCATCGGATGGCTGAGCGGAAACGGCCCGGCCGGGCTGAACACCAGCCCCGGGGAAAAGACGATGCCCAACGAATTCTCCGATCAGGATTGCTTTGGAACGGCGATCAGCTCGAGGCCGTCGACTCCGAGTTCCGCGCTGAGCCGCTCCCACAGGCTCTCAACCGAACCACGGCTGTAGTAATCGCCCTGCAGGCTGAGACTGATGCTTCGCGCTGTCGTCGGCATCTCCGGCGCCACCGAGGCGTCGGCCCCCGAGCCATTGACCGATGGCTTGCTGGAGTTGCCCGGCTGGGCCGACATGATGGTGCCGATCTGCGCCGCGCCGGCAGCGGCTACGGCGGCCGCCTGCGCCCAGCTGGCAGGGGGCGGCAGCGTCAGCGCCTTGGTGATGCCCTGCGCCGTGTTGATCACCGCCTCGGCCACACCGAAGGCCTTCGCCGCCACCAGGTTCTTGTCGCCGAACTTCTCCGCTAGGGCACTCAGCGAGCCGAACACGCTGGCCACGCCGCTGATGGTCGCATCGCGGATCCGCTGCTCCGCCTCGACCTGCTGCTGCGTGATCTCGGTCATGCGTTCCGAGTGCTGCTGGTGTGCCGCCTCGATCAGCGCATCCTGCTCTGTCTTGGCGATTGCGCCGTCGGCGTAGAACTTCTTGATCTCCGCGAGCCGCTTGAGATGGCTGTCCATCTCGAGCTGCTCCTCGGTCATCAGCGACTGGCGGAGGGCCTCGAGGCGGGACGCCGCCGCTTCGGACCCAGCGGTGTCGGTGAAGATGATGTCGTTCGTCTTCGCTGTGGGCTTCTGAACATTCATCTGGCCATTGGCCCCGAAGCCGAAGCCGGCATACAGCGACGATGCCGGGAGCGGATTGGCCGAGCTGTGGCGAATGTCATCCGCCAGGTTCAAGCGCTGGCCCGGCAGCAGGTCGTTCGCCAGTGGTCGGCTGGATCCGCCGTCCAGCCCATTCATCCAGTCGAGGAAACCTTTCACCGCATTCGTCGTCGCGACCACGGCCTGAACCACGACATCGAATGCTGCCACCAAAGTGGTGGAAAGCGTCTGCGCTGCGGAAGCGAACTCGGGCGATGCCAGCGTGCTGGCCAAGCTCTGTAGCGCGGGCAATGCAGCCGAAGCGACCTTGATGGCCACGCCATCGAGGATCAGACCGACGCGGGTAAGCGTGTCATTGAACTCGCCAGCGGCGGCGGCAGTCGCGCCATTGACAGTGACCGCAAACCGATCGGCCTCTGCCGCCATGCGGCCTAACCCCTCGGCCCCATAATTGAGCATTGGGATCAGATCGGTGCCGGACTTGCCGAACAACTGCATGGCAAGGGCCGCCTTTGTCGGCCCTTCCTCCATCTTCGCGAAGCCATCCGCGATCTCGATAAACACCGTGTCGGCGTCCCGCAGCCGACCCGTCGCGTCGGTGACGCTGATACCGAGCGCCTGGAACGCGGTTGCCACTGGCCCCGTCGATCCCGAAGCGACATCCGCCATGCCTCTGGTGAGGCGTGCCAACCCTGCCGTCAGGCCATCCAAGCCAATCCCCTCGACCTTCGCAGTATGCGCCAGCCGCGACAGCGACGTTGCCGCGATGCCGGTCTTCTGCGAGGCCTCGTCGATGGCGTCGGCATAGTCGATCGCCCGCTTGGTTGCGACGCCGAGGGCCACGGCAGCAACACCCGCGGCAACTCCAGTCGCCTTGAGGCCTGCCACAGCAGTTCGACCGAACGATGCCAGGCCTGCCGAAGCCGACTTGAGACCGGCATCGAACTGGGCCGAGTCCAGACCGAGCGCCACGCGCAGCGAGCCGATGGTGGCATTGGACGCCATGTGATACTGACCCTTCTGTTTGGAGACGGGGCAACGCCATGCTGAAAGTGATCACCTTCATCGGAGCGTTGCTGGGCTTTGGACTGGCCGGGCTCGCATTCCTGTCGATCCGGTCTGACATCCAGCTGATCCTTGTCGCAGTCGGCCTGTTCTCTGGCCTAATCCTGCTGGGGCTCACCTTTGTGCTCGGTCGCCTCGACCGAACGTGGGACTTTCTGATCGACATCGATGCCCGCGTACGCCGGCAGTCCGACGACGACTAGCGCTTGCGGCGGGAGAAGATGCCCCTTAGCGCGGCGATCTGATCGGCGGCCGACTGCCGCCTGGCTCTTGGTTCGGTCGGCGGCTTGATCGGCTTCACGAAGTCGTTGAAGCTCGGAAACTTCTTCGTCCCTGACAAAGCCGCGACGTGCCAGGTGTGCCACCTACGCGAGACTTCCTCGCGTTCTAGCCGGCGCGATGCCGCCAGGACATGGTCATTGATTTCCAGCGGTGTCAGCGACCAGAACAACTCAGCCGCGTAGCCAAGCGCCAGGAAGTTGATCAGCCAATCCTGCCAGCCTATTCGCTGGCGTGCCGAGGGTTTTCAGCGGCACCGGTTGCTGCAGGCTGCGGGAACGACATCGCAACAGCATCCGCCAGCCGGCGGACGATCTTCGGCAGGTTGGCGGGGTCTAGCATGATCAGGTCAAGTGCCTGGTCAGCGGTAATCTCCGGGTGATGTCGACGAAGTGCCGCCCACAGCATCGCCTGGACTTTCCACAGGCGAACCGGCTGCTCGCTGAGCCAGTCGCCAATTTCGAGAATGCTGACATCGTACAGACGTTCGATCTTCACCATCTCGTGGGCCGAGAGGCAGAGGACGTAAGTCTTTTCCAGCCATTCGAAATCAACCTCACCACGCAGCGGATTGGCAGTTGCCGTCATGTGATGCCCCCCTTACGCCGCAATGACCGGCAGCGTCTCGCTGCTGGTGGCAGAGGCATTGCCGGCGGTGTTGGTGCCGGTCACGGTGACGGTGATGTTGTCTCCGATGTCACCCACGACCGGCGTATAGGTCTGTCCGGTGGCGCCGGGGATCGCGACGCCCTCGTTCTTCCAGACATAGGCGAAGGTCGGCGCATTCGCCCACACACCCGCGAATGCCGTCAGCACCTGACCGACCTGGGCGATGCCGGAAATGGCCGGCAGCACGGAATTGGCCGGCGCATCCTCGCTGCCCCAGCTCTCGTCGCCCGAGATCGATACCGTGACGTTGCCCGTCATGCGATCATTGAGGGGAAGCGTCTTGGCAAACCCGGTCACCTGAGCGTCATAGCTGACCTCGATGCCGTTAGGGAACGTGATGGTGTGCTCCGTCGTCTCGCCGGAGGCGAGTAAAGCGCGGATGTTGGTGTCGGTATCGTTGCCGGGCACCCAGTTGATCGAAAAGCTTGCTTCGCCGCTGTCGATCATGCCGGCGATGTATTCGTTGCGCCGACCGGGCGACTGCATATGCGAGGCCAGAACGCGCTCCGTGGTAGCGCCTCCGGGCGTGATCTCCGTCACCTCGCCCATGAGAACACGCACACCGCCGATGCGGATAGCGTACTTCGAACCGTAGCCAATGGCTGCGTCGGTCATTGCAGTCTCCTGTCTGTAAGGGAGGTCAGGCCGCAGCCCACCAGATGATGTAGTCGGTGAAGGCGGTGAACCAGCTGTCCGAGCCGTCCTTGTCGGACCGGCTTCGCTGCGCCTGCTTGAAGGCGCCGTCGAACCGGAAGCCGTCGAACTCGCCCTTGAACCCGCTCAGCAGCGCATCCAGTTCGGCAGCTACCTGTCGAGCCTGGGCGGCCGTGCCACCCCGGCAGTCGAACTGCACGCGGGCGAACTCGAGGCCATCGGCACCGGCATGCGTGTAGCCCGGCACGCCGGTGATCAGGTGCATGACGATCGAGGGATTGCCGAGCCCCTGCGGCAGCTCGTCCCAATGGATGCGGTTGTCGATCAGTTCGACCAGCGGCGCGTGGGTGAGGCAGAGATTGGCGAGGACTAGCTGCATGCTCAACCTCCAGCCTTTTTCGCCAGGCGCTTCTTCATCCGCTGCACGGCCTTGTCGATCTCGCCGCCGAGTTCGTTCTTGATGATGTCGAGGGCCTCGCCCTTCTTCTGGTCGAAGGCCGGGCGCATGAACGGCTGCGGTGCGTGGTGCGCCGTGCCGAATTCCTGCATGTGCGCGTAGAAGATCTTGGCGTCCGGACCGACATACATCTCGGCGAAGCTGCCACCGGCATCTCGCCGCGCGTCCCGCATCGCCTGCACCGCTTCCGCCCGGCTGCCGCCGGATCGCATCACTTCGGCAAACTCGGCCTTGCCGACTTCCTTCTTCAGCCGGCTGGTCACCAGCATCGAGGACTTGAGGTCCGGGGCGCCGGTGTTCGGATCGTCAGGCGCCATCTGCGCAGCGGCGTCAGCGATCGGCTGCCCGGCCTTCACCAGAACCCGGCGCAGCACGCCGCGCGCCGTCGCTTTGCTCAACTGCCCGAGGTTCTCATCCAGCTCGCGCAGCCCGTCGACGGATACCCGAAACGGCTTAGCCATCGATCTGCACCGCCGCCGTGATGGTCATCCCCTCGCGCCGGCCAATCTCTACGACCCCGACAATGTCGTAGACGCGACCCTCATAGCCGATGCGGCCCTTGCTGTTCAGCGCAGCGACATCGGGCGACCAGCGGATTTCGAAGATCTCCGTCGCCTGCGCTCCGAGCTGTCCGGATGCGAGGCGCTCGCGCACGGTTGCCCGACGCACCGAAGCCGAAACCGTCGCCAGCATCGACCAGGCTGCGATAGGCTGGTTGTGCCCGTCATAGCTGATGCCGTGCACCAGCAGTTCGATGCGGCGATCCAGCCGCCCGGCCGCCATCCCCATCAGATGCCCACCCGGCGCAACGGCGCCAGCAAGGCGTCCACCGCCATCGGCAGTTGCGTCGCGATCGTGCCGGTCACCACAGCCTCGCGATTGGCGTACCAATGCCCGACCAGCAGCAGGATCGCCGCCTTGATTTGGGCCGGCGCGCCGCTCCGCACCGGGTCGGCGCCGACATTCGCGTAGCCGGCGCGATAGGTGACGCTTACCGCCGCGCTCTCGCCGAGGTCGGACGGCGCAGAGAACGCATCGCGGAACCGCACATAGCCGCTCAGCTCGTCGGTCCTGAGCAGGTAGTTATCGGCCGCGACGGTCGATATCTGCCCTGCCGCGTTGCGCGACGTCACCGATACCACCTCGAGTACAGGGCCAAGGCCGAGGCGCATCTCGCTGCAGAACCCGTCGAAGTCCTGCCGCCAGGTCTGCTCGCAGATGCACCGGCCGAGAATGCCGGTCCACCCGTCGAGATGCGCCGTGGCCGCCTCGATCAGCGTGGTGATCAGGTAGTCCTGAAACGTGCTGTCCACCAGCAGGTGCTTCTTGGTTTCGTCGAGCGATACTGGCGTGACCGCCGGCGCCGCGACGCGGACAGGTGAGTACATGAAGCATCCTCGGATCGGGGTTGTCAGCCGCCCGTCAGGCGGCAGCGGCTACCCTCCGCCGGTCGTTGGGCGCGGCGAGGGGGAGTCACATGGGCATTGTCGGATACATGGTCGCAGGCAGCGTAGTGATCCTCGCCGTCGTCGGCGGCATCTCGCTGGGCTTCATGCTATAGCTTCCGCAAATTTGCGGAGTGCTGCGATGGCCCGAGCCCCGAAGAAGCCCGGCGTATGGCTACCCACCGAAGGCGAGAAGGTGTGGGTCGAAGCGACCGTGACCAGAACCGCCGCTGCCGATGACGGCACCCTCGACCAGGTCACCGTCGAGATGCCCAACGGCAACAAGTTCACCTTCCCCTGGGGCGACTGGATCAAGCCAGCCGAGGGCTGACACCCACACATCAGATTAGGGCGTGGGGTGCGCAGAGACCCGCCATGGGGGGCGCCTCTATTCGAACACGCGCTCGAGCGCGTCACGCTCGGTGTGTAAATCCCAATAGAGTGGCGCGATGGCGTCAGCGCTCGTCTCGGCGGTCTGGCCGATAAAGGTGCCGATCGCCACATGGCCGACCTGGACACCCGATGAAGCGACCTCGGCATGGAGGGCAAGCGCCCAGTTCCGCAGGGCGCCCATGGCGATGCCAGCCGCGGCAAACGGGGCATAGCCCATTTCCGGTCGTACAGAGGAGGCGCCGGTGGTGACGAGAATGGTGCCGCTCTTGCGCTCAAGCATGTCCGGGAGGACCTCGGCGGCGGCAGCGATCGCGCCAAAGAGCTGGAAGTCGAACCACGGCTGCAGGATGTCGCGGGTGATCGTGGAGGCAGGCGCCTGCGGCAGCGTCGGGTTGGACGGCGAGTATTCGAGCACGTCTATGGCGCCCAGGCGCGCCTTAACGGCAGCGAGGCCCGACTTGATTGAGGCTGCGTCGGTGACATCAGCTCGGAACGCGGCAGCCTCGATACCAGCAGCGGCCAGTTCGGCTACGACCGGCCCCAGCTTGGCTGGATCGCGCGACAGCAGCGCGACCTTGAAGCCCTGCTTGCCGAAGAGCTTGCCGATAGCCTGGCCCATGCCTTGGCCGGCGCCTAGGATTGCGATGACGGACACCTGAGTTTCTCCTTTGCGTCTTGCGCACAAAATGTACGTAACGATATGTTTGCTATCGTAACCGTCCGCAAGAACGCACAGGATGGTGGCCAACGATCACCTATGATCGGATGGGAGAGCCAATGGACCGAACCGACCCCCTGCCGCCTGGCATCGACCAGGACCGCGCCGATCACTGCCGGGTCGTCGCAGCAGTCCTCGACCGGATCGGCGACAAGTGGACGATCATGGTGGTGTCGGTGCTAACCGATGGGCCCGCACGGTTCACGACGATTATGCGCGAAATTGGCGGCGTGACGCACCGCATGCTGACCTTGACGCTGCGCGGCCTCGAGCGCGATGGGCTGGTAAAGCGGACCGCTTACGCCACTGTGCCGCCCAAGGTGGAGTACGAACTCACCGAAATGGGCCGCACCTTGACTACCACCCTGATCCCGCTGGCTCATTGGAGCGAAGCCAACTGGCAGGCAATCCGCCGGGCGCAGGAGCATCACGACGGTCAACTTGATCAAATTTCTGCGAATGCCGGGGTCAACTGACGCACCTAGGACGCGTTCCTGTGAGCCACGATCGCGGTTAGGGCGTGGCCTTGCACCCACATGGGCAGCATGCTCTCGTGAACTGGGCTGCGAGGGGAGATATCATCGCATGAAAGTGAGGGCGCGAGACGCTGACGTGGTCTTCGGCGGCATCATCCTATTGGTGGTCTTGGCCGTGGTGTGGACCGCCTCTTGGGCACTAAACGGCGGTATCGCGCTGTACGCGGCTATCAGTGTCTCGGCGGCAGGGGGCGCTATGTGGCTCGGCGCAGTAATGAGCTGGGTCCAAACGGCGATCGCGATCCGCGACGAGTGGGCACTGATGAAGTTGGATGAGGCAGAAAGACAGAGAGCATTCGACGAGGCTGATGCTCGTTTCAGGCAACTCCTTAGAGACGAATAGAGGAGGTTACGGTGTGAAGGCTAGTACTGCCGACGATCGTACTCGTCAGCCTCTTCCGCCAGTTCTCGTTCGTTGGGCGCCCGCCGCTCGATCTGACCGTCGGGTAACCGCCTGCGCATGGCGCCGAGGTGCCAATGCCACTCGCGCGATATGGGCGGCACGAGTCGCGCTCTCAGCCAAAATGCAACGCGGGCGATCATCGACACTCCCCGTGGGGGTGGCGAGGCCTCACGAGCACTAGGGGTATCCAATGCGCGTGAGCCTCGCCGTGTTGTCCGGGTGTGTAGGCAGCCGGACTTTTGAAGGCTTATCAACTCACAGCGCCTGTGGTCAAACAGGTGAGCATGAAGAAGCTAATGACGTGGATCGGCTTTGCCGCGATTGGTCTCATGCTCCTCACCTGGAGCGTCATTTTGCCAATCTTGGGGATCGTCTACCTATTCAACATGCGCTGAGCCGGCCTCAGATTGCGGGCACACAACCTGCGGCCGCCAGACGCGGTGCGATGCGATTGCGGAGCGCAACAGCGCCGGCATAAGTCGGATGTACGCTGTCACCGCCCAAGTCCTCAGGCCGCAAGCCATCGGTCATGTCGATGAATGGCACCCCCTCTGCCGCCGCCCCGGCCTGCACTGCCGAGTTCTGTGCGGGGAACGAGCTGAACGTGCCCATCACGAAGCGCTTGGGCACGGCCACACTATCCTGAAGGGCCTGACGGACTGCCGATGTGATGGCGACTGCATCGCCGGAATTGTCGTTGCGCGAACCAGCGAAAACGATGGCATCTGGCGAGAGGCCCAACGCGAGGGGTAGACGCCCGCCACCGAAATGCGAGGTGTTCTCATCGGCGGTTCCGTCGCTACGAGGCGCCCACTTGGTGCTGCCGATCGAAGCGTTGCAGCAGTGATCGTAGCCAAGCATTGCCGCGACCGCCAACGGCCATACGTCAAACTGGGTAGCGCCACCGGGGGGCGTTCCCGCACCTCCGGATAGGCTGTCACCGTCGATGGCGATCAGTGAGTTCTTTCCAGTCGGACGCACCGGTGGATATGCAGCCTCGGTTTCGATCCGGGCCATTTGCGCCGAACCGCTCACCACCAGCTTGATCCGGCGGGGTCGATTGTCCGGGAACTCGAGCAGCATGTTGCTCGAGCTACCTGCCGTTGCAGTGATGGAGAAAGGATCGGCAGTAACCCATCGCCCATTGACAGTGACAAGCAACCGGGGCGCCGCATCGGCCTGCGTCCAGATCATCGCCACGTACTTGGACGACGTGTCGAACTCGACTTGGATGTTCCAACGACGCTGCTGGCTCACGCCGCCAGGAATAAGTGACGCCGAAAACCGACTGTTGACCGCTGCCGGCACCAGCACCCCAGCCGGCACGCCGGGATAGCGGAACTTGGGGTCCCCATCGATGTCCACATTCGTGGTGTTGTCACCGATCCGCTTATAGGTGTGCTGGGTCTGGGTCGGGAAGGACGCCGCGCCACCACCTGAAGTTACGACTGGCTGGTCCTCTGCGGGAGCGATGGGCACGGCCATCGCCTCGACCGTCATATTGAGCAGCGCGCCCATATTCGTAATGATCGCCACCGCGACGGACCCAGCGGCGATCGCCGAAGCTCCTACGATCAGCGATCTGCGAGAAACATCCACTTCAAACCGACCATCTGCGGGGGAGACGGTGTCGATTTCCTCGCCAGCACGAAGGCCGGTAATCGACGCGATGGTCGTACCGGGGGAAGACCCGACAATCAAATAGGCTTTGGTGGGACCAAGTGTCACCCCCACACCCTTGCCTGGGGCGTTGTCGTGCAACGGAGTAACCGGCCGCGAGAGCAGCGGCCGGACAGGTTTGCTGAGCAGCGCCTTAGGCACCCTGGAACACTCCGCACGAGACAGCAGCACCGCGCACGAAGCGGTAGGTGCCGGCGCCGTCGATGACTGCGGCGGGGGCATTGGCGCTGAGCTGTCCGACGCGGAAGTATTGCCCCGCGTCGTCCTTCAGCTCGATGTGGACGAGTGCACCGATCGCCACGCGCGGACCCGCAGCATCCTTGATGCACACGGTCAGCGGCGCGCCGGCCGCGACGACGATATCGGCCGACGGCGTGTTGTTGGTGCCGACGGCGAGGATGTTGGCGATGGCCATCGGTGCGCCGCCTTATTCGTCGACTAGGACGTGGAAGACGCCGACCTTGGCGTTGCCACCCTGCGCGAGCGAGATCTTCACCCGGTCGGCCGCAATGCCGATGCGTTCCTGCACAGCGGTGCCGCCGGTGGCAAACAGCGAGGCCACGCCGGCCTGAGAGTGGGTCGGCATGCGGGGCGCGACGACCACGGACGCATCGACATTGGTCTGCGTCCAGATATTCACGCCGGTCTTTTCGCCGGTGATGGCAAAGTCGACGCCAGTGGCGTAGCCGTTCACGCCGTCCTTGACGTACTCGATCTGGTGGATCTTGCCCTTCACCTGCGGCGTGTAGCCGATAGCCGTGCCATCGGCGGCCGTGGTGATGGTCACCTTGTAGCGCTTCATCATTCGGAAGACTCCGTGCTTCGGCGCATCGCGCCTGGTTTCGCCTCAGCGAGGCAGGGACGGTCTGGCGTACCGCCAGACCTACTCGGCCTTGTTCGCCGGAGCGGCGCCCTTGGCTTTGTTCTTGAGAGGAGGCTCCGCCTTCGCCTCAACCACCTGATCATCTGGGCCGACCGGCATGAGCACGGTCGGCACCAGGTGCTTGACGTCCGCAGCGTGGGCTTCGCGCATATCGCCCTCGGCGTAGGAGCGGTCACCTTCGTGCGGGCGCACCACGCGATACTTGGTCAGCTTGGACATCCGTCCCCTCCTTTCGGCTCATGGGGACGGCGGCCCTTACGGTCGCCGTCCATGATCAGCCGAAAGTTCAGGACGCCAAGGCGGTGTCGATGTCGCCGTAGATGAAGGCCTCGGGGCGGTAGACCGCGAGTGCCAGGCGCTCCTCGGCGAGGACGGTCACCAGGTTCTTGATGAAGTCATCGTTGACGAACCCGGTCTCGACGCGCGCATCCCACCGATCGAAAAGCTGCGCACCGAGCTTGAAGGCGCCGGTGAGGAACTTGCGCACCGGGATCGCCTGCGTCGCCACCACCGGCAGGCCCCACAGGGTCGGCGTGGTCGTGCCCTGCGGATTGCCGATGATGTAGCGACCGGTGGTGTCCTTGAGCGTCTCGATCACTGCCCAGTCGGTCGGGTGGAGAACGTGGCCGGTTGCCGGGTATTCGGCCAGCGCCGCCTGCAGCATGGCGAGCCGCAGCACGTCGATGATGTTGACATCGCCGATAGTGGTCGGAGCGGCATAGGCGGTCGCCTGCGGAATGATGCCGAGCAGGTTCTGGCCGGTGCCGTCGCCGTTCAGCAGTTGCCCCTCTTCCTTGTAGGCGAGGCCGTAGAGCAGCCGTTCGTCGATGATCGAGCGGAGCTGCGACACGTCGCTCAGCACCTGCTTCGACGCCTTCATCCAGTGCGCGATGACCTTGGCCGAGGTGTTCTGCAGGTCCAGCTTGATATCGGACTCGGGCTTGGTCGCGGTTTCCGCAACCATGCCGGCGCCGTTGGTGAAGCCGGTCTCCTTCAGGTACTCGAGCGAGTTGCCATCCATCCGGCCGGGTGAGATCAGGTCGCGCACCGTCAGGCGCCGCTGCGGCAACGGCAGCAGACCCGGCAGGCGGGTCACCTGGATGGCGTCACCCACCGAGCCGGCCGCATCGGTAGTCAGCGAGGTCAGCGTGGCCTTGAGGCGCACGTCGATCTTGCCGCTGGACGGATCGCTTTTCAGGAAGGCCATCACCTTCTCGTCGGAGGTGAACAGGTCGCCCGCAGTCTTGTGCTCGGCGGTATCGGACTTGCCGCCCTCGGCGAGCTGCTGCTCGATCGTCGCAAACTTCTCGGTCAGCGTGGCATTCATCTTCGCCAGGGCGGCGTCGACCTCGGTCTTCATCTCGGAGACGATCTTGTCGCCCTTCGCCGCCTTGCCGACGAACTCCTCGAACTTCTCGCGGAGCGGATCGACGGCCTCCTTGATGGCCTTCTGCTGCTGCTCCTTGACTTCCTTGGCCATGTCTTCGGCCGACTTGCGCCCGTCGGGCGGATCGAACACGACGACGGGGGCACCGAGGAAGCGGTGATACGGCATGGCCACGCTGGCGAGCGCGGCCAGCCCGATGATCGCGAGCTTGCGCGTCATGGGGTATTCTCCAGTGATGGGTTGCAGGGGTTTAGGCGCTGAGCGCCCGCAGGAAACTCAGCACATCATCCGCATCCGCCCCGGGATCCCCCCGAAGGTGCGGCGTTGCCTTGGCGGCGATAGCCGTCGCCAGGGCTTTCGAGAACCCTGCATCCCGCAGGAATTCTTCGAACTCACGAACAGTCGGCAACGCGCCGACATCCAAAATCGATTTCACGGTGCCGACCTGCGCGCGCCTATTGGCGGGGAACGTCACCACCGAGATCTCGCGAAGGTCGAGTTCCTTCAGGCGACGGTTGTTTCCGTCGGGCTCAACCTTGATCTCGCGGTAGCCGATCGACAGGCCACGGATGGCGCCGGCCTTCAGCAGCGCATAGGCCTCAGCACCCTTCGCCGTTTCCAGCACGATGCGCCCCGTACCCTTCAGTCCCTTGGCATCCTCGACCAGGTCTTCCCACACGCCGATCGGCTGGCTCGGATCGTGCTGCCACAGCATGGGCAGCACGGCCTTCTCCTTGCCGAGGCGGCTCAGGCTTTTCGCGAAGGCACCCGCCTCAACGACTTCACCATAGCTGTCGAGGTTGCCGAAGATCGAGCCGTAGCCGGTGAACGTCCCCGCGTCGCTCAGGTCGTCGAGCTTGAAGGCAAAGTCCTTTGTCGGGAACTCGTCATCAGCCCGCTTCGTGCCGAGCGTCGGTGTGGCAGTGCGCTTCACGGGGATATCCTCCACAGGCGCGGCAATCGCTGCCGGAGCTTCCTGCTCGCTGATCAACGGGATCGGCTGGTTCCAGCCTTCGATGGGCGGCAGGTTCTCCAGCCGCCGGACTTCATTGCGCACCATCCACCCCGGCTTCTGCGTGTCGCCGAGCGCTGCGGTGTAGAACTGCGAGCGGCCCTGGCTGTCGCCGCGCAGCAGGCCTTCGAGGTTGAACTCGACGACAATGCCGAGCGCACGATCCTCGGCGGTCAGCAGCTGCTTCTCGATTGCCTGTTCGATCCGCTTCAACCGGCGACGCAGCGCGAACTGAACGAAGCCCAGTGTCTGCTGCTCGAGGCCCGTTCCCCAGCTCGTCGACGTCGAGGTGTGACCCACCATGTAGGGCGGCACACCGAACAGACGGCAGATTTCCTCAACGCTGAACGCGCGGGACTCCAGCATCTGGGCGTCCTCGGGGTTCATCGTCAGGGTCGAGACGGTCTGGCCGCCCTCGGCGATGAACGGACGGCCTGCATTCAGGTCGCCTTGGTACTTCTGCTGCAGCGCGACGGTGATCTCGTCACGCCGCTCCTTGCTCAGCCACTCCTTGAACGACAGAACGACCGACGGCCGGAGCCCGTTCTTGAAAGTCGCGCTGGCGGCACGGTTGATCGACATCGCCATGTTGAAGGTCTTCGCGCCGAACGCCAGGGTCGACATGCCACCCTTCGGGTTGCCGCCGAAGCCGCGGATATGCAGCACGTCGTCGCTGGTCAGATCGAAGCTCTGACCATCCTCGGACCAGCGATAGCCGAGGCGACCATTGCCGAGACTGCGCACCTGCGGTAGCTGCGGCATGATCGGCAGCAGTCCCACCAGGCGGCCCCCGCTGCGGAGCTTGCGGGCGTATCCGTTACCCCACAGCTCGAGGCTACCTTCCATGAACTCCCAGAAGTCCACCGCCGTCTGCAGGCTGTTCGGGCTGTCGTGCAGCATGCGGTAGAGCGGATGGTCGGCAGCGACGATGCGACTGCCATCGGCCCGGGTCTGGTAGACCATGAGCGGCAACGACGCGATGGTACCCGCCACCAGGTTGACGCACGCCCACACCGCCGAAAGCCCCAGTACAGCAGCACCGTCCAGGTCTGGACCAAGCTCCGCAAACGTTTCATCGCGCCAAGTCTTCGGATCGGTGATCGAGACCTCGCGCTTACCCAGCAGCGTCTGGATCGCAGCAGTAAACCGATTCATGCGACCCCCAGAGATGCGAGATAGTCGTCGAGCGAGCCACCCGCAACAGGCTCGCTGTTCATGGCGACGAACAGCGCGTTCACCAACGCCGCGATCCCGTCGATCTTCTCTTTGCTCTTCGCCTTGCTCGGCTTCACGTTGCCAGCAGCATCATCCTCATAGCCGGCGTTTCGCGCCATCCACGTGAGCACTGGATGGTTGCCGTGCTCGATCTGACCACTGACCACTAGGCGCTCCAACTCCTTTGAAGGAGCAGTGAGGCTGGCGAAGCCTTGGCCGACCTTTACCACTTCCGCACCCTCGTCCTCGAACTCGATCATGGTCTGCGTCGCGTTCCACCGATCAAAGCCGAACTTACGAACGTCAAACACTTCCATCCATTCGAGCGCCGCGCGCTTGATGTAGGAGTAGTCGACCCGGCTACCGGGTGTGGTTTCGATCATCCCGAGCTTGGCCCACACGTCGTAGGGCACGCGATCGACACGCGTGCGCCTTTCTATCGTCGCCTCCGGTACCCAAAACCTTGCCAACACCACCCACCGCCCACCCTCCTCATCCGGCGGGAAAGCGAAGATCATCGCGGTGATGTCCGACGTTGAGCTAAGGTCAATACCTGCGAACCCTCGACGCCCCTTCATCAGCGTCGGCAGTTGTCGCCAGAGGTCCTTGTTGTCGGGCTCGTCACTGCAGAGCTTCCACAGGTCCATCGGCAACCAGCGGACATCCTGCTCGGTCCACATGTTCAGGTGGTAGCGCTTGAAGTCGTTCTCGAGGCGCGGGTTTTCCTGCGCCCGCTTGCACTCTGCAGCGAGATAGTCCTCGCGCACCGATATACCGAGATTGGGATTGGCCCTCGCCCAGGTCGCCGGGTCGGTCCAGTCGTCGTCTGGGTCGGCGGCGTAGATGACGACGAGGGTCTCGGGATCGTTGATCGTGCCGTCGAGTATCTTTTGGCACTCGATCCACAATTCCCAGCCATACCCTTCCTGCGTACCGGCCGTCGAAATCAGGAACTCCAGCGGCTCCTCACGGGCACCGGTCGACTGGTGCATGTACGTGTACAGCCTATCGTCCGGCCACTCGTGCACCTCGTCGCCGATCAGACCCGAAGCGGAGCGACCATGCTTTCCCTCCGGGTTGCCAGATAGCGGCTCGAACTTGGCCTGCAGCTGCGGGACGTAGAGCGCCGCCTTCAGTGGCTCGACGGCCTTGCTGAGCGAGGCAGACCATCCGACCATGCGGGTGGCCTTGTCGAATACGAGGCGGGCCTGCTCCTTGTCCTTGGCGATCGAGTAGACTTGGCCACCCATGACGCCGGTGGCGAGGAGAACGAGGAGCGACACGGATGCCGCCAGCTCGGTCTTGCCGTTCTTCCGGGGGACCCACACGATGACCCGGCGATAGCGCCGCAGGTTGTCCGACTTGCGCTTCCAGCCGAAAGCCGGGCGGATGATGTCATCGCGCTGCCAAGGCGAGAGCTTGAACGGCTTGCCCGCCCACTTGTCCTCGGTGAACACACACTTGGTTTCGATCCACCGACAGGCAAAGTCAGCCGCCCGATCGTCGAACCAGTAGTTCTCGTCGGCCAGCATCAGTTCAGCTTGCTGCTGAGGCCGCCGATCGTGTCGATGTCAGCCGGCACCGGCGCCGTCTGGTCGCCGGCCTCATCTCCCTCGCCCTCTTCGGTCCCGCCCTGGAACAGATCACCGGAAGGCAGCCGAGCCGCGTTCGCGAGATTGGAGATAATGCGCTGCCGATCCAGCGGGGTGAGACCGAGTTTCTCCTCGAGCTTCACCAGGTCATCCTCGATGCGACCGCGCGCCGTGAACCACGGGTTGATCCGCATCATCTTCTCGACGTGAGCCGAACTGGTTTCATACACCGCGCCGCCGGTCTTCTTGATTTCCTTGGTCGCGGTGACCCAGTCAGCCACGTAGACGCAGTACCGTCCGAACACGTGCACGTCGCTGTCGCGCAGGAAGTGCAGTTCCGGCAGCAGCTTGTCCCATACGCCGCGAGCCACAGCATCGGTCAGCCAGGTCGGCCGAGCGAGCGCTATCTGCTGCGCGATAGCAGCCTTGGCCGAGGTCCTCTTCTTCACCGGACGCTTGCCCGGATTGCCACGAGCTGCCTGCAGCTCAGGCGACATCGCCTTGCGGCCCATTTGGCGCTCCACAAAAAAAGTTCTGGCCGAAATTTCGCGGCGAAAATTGCAAGGTGAGGCCACCGGTGTACGGCAGCGAGGGTTTTGGACTTTTGACCCACCCCCCGGTCATTCGCCGTAGGGGAAACCGGTCAGCGGATCGACCTCCTCGACCACCCGACCGTGCTCTTCCTGCTGGGCGACGATGTCGTGATCGTCCGGACACAGCGTTTCGAGCGGACCTTCGAAGAACAGACGCTCATCACCCCGATGCGGCTCGACGTGGTGAACGACGAGGTATCGGCGCTTGGCGTTCTGCTGCCAGCTGCCGTCACGTCGCTTCGAGCCATCGTTGATAATGCCACGCTTGAGGCAGCGGGCGCAGAGCGGATGCTCCTTGAGGTGCAGGGTGCGCCGACCGTTCGGCCCGCGCCATCCCGCCAACCCATACAGCCGACGATACGCAACTGCCTCTGGCGAGCGATCATCCAGACCCGGCCGCATCCTCACTCCGCAAATTTGCGTGCGAGGCGATGCGGCCTCTTTGGAGCCGGCCGGCACCCATCGTGCCCAGTCCGGCAGACCGCATCGCCTCTGCCCGGTGATCCGACAGGGCACACACCAAGGGTATGAAATGCAAAGCCCGCCGCTATTGCCAGGGCGGGCAGGGTACGTGTCTCGGGACGTGATCCGGGCGTTCGCCTATATTGAGGCTGGGCCCGCCTGCCGCTCGGGTCGCGCTCCACACTGGAGCCGCCTGCGACAGATCGACGAGTTATCCGTGCGGTGGAAGCTGAGGCCGTTCGCCCCGGCTGTCAATACCCGTCCTGCTACTCCTCCACCGGCTCCAGGTCGGCGATGGACAGCGGGAATTCCTGCTCGGCCTTCCCGAACAGTGGCAGCAGCACCTTGGCCGCCTTACCCGAGATCGAGGCGACCTTGACGGTGAGGCCGGCCAGCGAGCCTTCCATCACGCGCACCATGTCGCCCGGCGCGAACTCCCGGCCGGCCTGCATGTCCATATGTGCATAGGCCTCAGGGGCCTTATCGTTCCCGTGCGTCGCCACGAACTCGGCCGTCACCGCTCCGACCATGCGCCACGGCTTGTCATCGAGGCCGACAACCGACTGCACCATGGTGATCGAGAACACCTCGTGCCAGGGCGGGGTGCCGAACACCCGCTCCTTCTCGTTGATGATCACCCGACGAACGTTCCGCAGCTGCTCGACGGTGAACCCGACCAGTACATAGCGCGGTGCGATCGGGTAGCTCACTTCGTGCTTGCGCTTGGCGTATCGGTTCGCCCGCCGCTGCTCGGTATGCATTGGCACCACCGCCACGAACCCGCGCTTTTCGAGAATGGCTTCCACCGCGAACTCGGTGCCGGCCCGCGTCATCACCGCATACCAGTGCAGCGCCGCCAGCCGTCGCCTGGGCCACCTAAGCGCCGGCCGCTGCGCCTTGATCCGCTTCAGCGCCCGGCTTTCCCGCTCGTCCTTCCGCTCTACGCCGTCCTTGTCCCGCCATTTCGGCATCAGGCCACCTCTAAGAGGGTTGAAGATAGTCCTTTCAACTGTCTCTCGAAGAAAAAGGGACAGAGGATCATAGAGTTAGAGAGGGTCGAGACGGTGCAGACAGTTGCCCCGTAATGCATGGAAGAGATCGACCCGAAACGCGCATCGAAAGGGTGCCACCCCACACCCCCTCTACGTATACGCGAGGAGGGTGGCGCAGACTGTCTGTGAATGTCTTCAAACCATTGATTTTGCTGTTGATTTGGACAGTAGACAGTCGCATTCGACTATCACTTAACTCTCTCGACCCTCTATCGCCGCGCGGCAGCGCGGAGAGGGTCGAGACTTCCGTTTTCTGTCCTGAAGGGGGTGCGGGGCGGCGGCGCGAAAAGGCGCAATTGTCTCCGCCACGCAGCGGCCGTCCCGCTACAGCGGCGGGCTCCAACCCGGATCGCCGGGCTGCGGTGCCGGCTCGGGCGTCGAAGGCATGTCGACAGGGTCGAAGCGGGTCGCAGTTGGCAGCAACTTCACGTCGAGATAGACGACGTAGTTGCCCCGCTTCTTCTTCAGCCCCTTTTCCGACAGGCTGTCGCCGAAACTACGATGCGACGCGGCGCGCATGCCGTTCGCCTCGCACCACTTCGTGTAGCTATCGAAGAGCTGGCCGGCCTTCACCGTGCTGCCAGGTGCATCGACGATCGCAATGCTGAGGAACACGCCCACATTGTCGCGCTCCTCGCGGTAGTCGCTCCAGAACTCGCGGACCTCGGGCGGGATGAATGGATCGATCCCATGCTTCTGGTAATCCGCCAGGCCTTCGATCAGCCAGTTGAGGATGCCCGAGCGCTCGGCATCGAGCTTTTCGGCCAGCAGCGAGGGCGCGATGCGATCCTCTTCCGCAATGGTCACGCCCCACAGCACCGGCAGCAGGCGGCGCCAGATGCCGTAGTCCGAGCCGTTGATCGCCGGCTTCGAGTTGCCCGACAGCACGGGCACGAACACCGGCATGAATTCGAAGAAATCCTTGTTGAGGAAGCGCGCGAGGATCTTCGTGCCGCCAGTCAGCGCCTTCACCAGCTCCTCGCGCAGCGGCGTGTTCTTGGGTAGCTCCTCGATCGTCACGAGGCGCGTGTTGTGCAGGCGCGCGATATCGGGGTTGGCCTGCTGCCCCTGCCGCTGGCCGTCGCCCGTCACCGTCTCGGGCGAGGCGATCGAGCGATAGGTGCCGGCCAGCCGGCCGATCAGTTCGATGAACACGGACTTGCCGTTCGCGCCGGTGCCGTAGTGGTAGATCATGCGCTGCGCATCGTTGCCGGCGATCAGCAGCGCGTAGGCCGTGGTCACCTGCAGGTATTTGCGATGCACGGCCGAGGGCTGCACCTTCTCCAGGAACTGCTGCAGGAAGTAGGGGCAAGTGGCCTCGGGGTTGTAATCGACATCCGCCACCTTGGTCAGCATCTGGCCGCGATCGTGCGGCAGCGCCTCGACAGTACCCATCCAGCGCTCGCTGCCTTCCGGCCGCTCCGGGTCCAACTCGCGTCGGAAGCGCAGGGTCATGTTGCGGCAGTTGAACAGCTGCGGGTCCGCGTCCAGCTTCTCGATCGCCACGGCCTTAAGGCTCTGCGCCTGCTGCAGCATGGCCGAGGTCTTGCCGGCATTGCCCGATGTCACTGCCCAGTTGCGACGCTTCGAGCGCTTGCCGACGATCGATTTGCGCACCTCGAATGCCTTGGCGATCACCGCCTTGTCGCCCTCCGTGCGCTCCTCAATCGGCTTCAGCGTCGCCCGGTCGGCCATCGTCAGGATGGCCTTCTGCTTGTCGCTGGCGACGATTTCTAAGGCCTCGAGTTTGATCTTGTCGACGATCTGCTGCGCGAGGTAGCGCACGTCCAGTTCGGCCTCGTCGCGCAGCCAGTGCGTGCCGCGCCACACCAGCCAGCCGAGGCCGGTAACGTAGCAGAGGCCCTCGCCGAACCAAGCGACCAGGCGCCGACCATTGTCGCGGTCGTTCTGGTCGAGCAGGGCGCAGAACTGGGCAATGATGCGCTCGGCCGCGCTGTAGTCATCGGGCGCGTCGAACTCGTCGATGATGCCATCGGCATCCGGGCCGGGATCGTCGGGATCGGCCGGTGGCGGCCCATCGCCGTTCTCGTCGTCTATGCCCGAGTCTTCCTCGTCCGCAATTTTGCGGTCATCGGCGAACGGCGCATCGTCCACGGCCTCGCCCTGGGCCATGGCATCCTGCACCCTGTTGGTCCTGGTCATGCGCCCTCGTCGTCTCGAATGGTTTCGCCTCGGCCGAGCGCGCCCGCGTCCGCCATGGCGATGTCGTTCAGGTCACTGCCGCCATCGCTCGGCGGCGGCACGTAGATGATTTTCAGTGGGGGCAGGGTGGGGTCGCTCTGGCGCGCCATCTCACGGTGCCGCAGCGATCGCCGCAGCCCTCGGATGCACTTTTCCCGCTGGTGCTTGCCCGGCTCGTCCGCCTCGCCGAGATAGACCAGCTCCTCGCACCAGTCGGGCGCGATGAAGCAGTCGAGGTCGTCCATATCCGGCTGGTCGTGCACCTGCTTGCCGTTCAGGTCGCGCAGCGCCTTGCCGGCCATGTGGTTCACATCGGCGCCGGCCCAGTACGCCGTGTTGTGCTCGAACGCATGGCAGCAGGCGGTCAGCGTCGTCTCGATGCCTTCGCCCATCACGATGCGCTTCCAGCTGCTCGTCTCGCGCGGCGTGTAGAGCCGGATGGCGCCGCCCGATTTGGTGCCCAGCATCTTCTTGGCTGGCGGCGCATCCTTCACCGTGCCCTGTATCGGCAGCACCACCTTGCCCTTCGGTTGGGCGGCATCCAGCCAGGTGCGGTGCACCGCGCCGAAGCGGCCGTTTGCCATGGTGATCGCGGCCAGCATGGCCGGCCCTGTGTGGATGGTGCGATAGACCGTCTTGCCGGTCTGCTCGTCCTTGAACGGATGCGCATAGGGCAGGTAGTCGTGCTCGCGCAGCTGCAGGTCGTGCAGCGATCGGATCATCGGGTGGCTGGTGAAGTCGAGCGCCCGCAGCTTGAGGTAGGTATCAACGGCGCCGCCGAAACCGGGCTTCGCGCCGCTCTCCCATATTTCATATCCGCCCTTGCGCGCGCGCTCCCGTTCGCGGGCCGATCGCTCGGCCTGCTCGCGCTGCCGCTGCTCGGCCAGCTGCCGGTCGCGCTCCCACTTTTCGTAGTCGATCGGTTCGGCCACCTTCCGGCCGGTGATCAGCTCGCAGGCGGGCACGAACTCCAGGTCGTTGGCCAGCATCACCAGCTTGATGACGCCTTGCCCCGAGATCCCGCACTGCCGGCAGTTGAACACGTCCTTCAGCGTGTTGATCGAGAACCGATCGCTGCCGCCGCACTTCGGGCACGGGCCCGAGCGGTCGCGGCCTTTGCTCAGCGTCCAGCGGTTCTGGATCGCCCAGCTTTCGCAGCTCGTGCGCGAGGCCTCGTCGCGGAGGGATGCTAGGGCGTCGGGCAGGGTCATCCTGCAACCTTCTCGAATGCGGCCGCTTCAAGTTCGGCCGCTGCTTTGAGAAACCCGCGCGAGGCGAGGAACGTGATCGCCTCGTCGAAAGCCCGCTCCCGCGCCCGGCGCTGCAACAGCCCCTCGTACCGCGTCACCGAGGTATGGCCGGACGCGATACGACCCTCACGGGCGGCCACCTTCTCGGCCTCGGTCAGGTCGTTCCAGTCTTTGGGCATTTTACGTCACCAGCCGCAGGTCGACATATTCGATGATCCTGCCGCGCCGCTTCTTGATGCCTTTCATCGCGAGCCTGTCGCCGAATGAAACCATTGACGACGGGCGTAGGAAGTTCGCGGCGCACCATTCGGCGTAGGCCTGATAGACCTCATGTGCGGGCACCACGGCCTCAGGTTCGGCCGCCGTGCCTTCTCTCAAAAACTCGGTGATCGAATCTGCCATGCGCGCTGCCTCGCGCTCGAACTCGAGGAGCTTGGTGATGGTCTCGGGTATCGACACCGTGATCGCGGTCGCCATCTTTGCCATCAGCTCCGGCTCTTCGCCGTCGCGTGTCAGGATGATGGTCCGCTTGCCGGCGCCGGCCGACCAGCCGAGTTCGAGATGCGCACTGCGCCCGCACGGCAGCACGAGCACGCAGACATCGGCCCACTGCATGGCGTTGAAGTCGCTGGCATAACCTTCTTCGGCGCGCGGGTGGTTCAGCTTTTCCCGATAGCGCTCGGCCGACCATGCCTCCCAGTCGGGATCGATCTCCGACCAGGCGAAGCCGGTCCCGCCGGGCGGATGGCGGAAGTCGTAGACCTCATGGCCTGCCTCGCGCAGGCGCTGCACGACGAGCTGCTGCTTGCTGTTCCGCCAGCTGGACGCGACATAGATCTTCACTGGACCGCTCCCACTTCTTCGAAGCGGGCGGCCGTGCCATCCACCTCTACGCGGAACACAATCCTGTTTGACCAGGTCCACCCATCAACCTCGACTTCTGTCGGGAACTCCTGAGCCTCGCCCCGCAGGTTCGCAGCGATCTCGGCCAAGTCGTTGGTGACGCCGAAGTTGCCATCTTCGTCATCGAAGCAGTTGGCATCCTGCGCAAAGGGCTCGTTCAGCGACCATGTTCCATCCTCCTGTACAGTCATGGTCCGGCTGCCACGCGGCTCGTGCCACATGAACGACACCTCGTCGCCTCTTGCGAGGTCGCGAACCATCGCCGCAAACCAGTCGGCTTCGTCATGCAGGTCCAGTGGGTACAGCTGCAGCTGTCCCGTCTTCGGCTCCCGTCGCAAGAATTCGTCCGGCGATTTGCCGGTCGCCGGCGGCATCTCGTCCATCCAGTCGGAAGGAAGCCACTTACGATCAACCATTGATCTTCTCCATGTGGGTAGTCGCCGGGTCATCCTTGCGATGCCGGAAGTATTCGAGCGCGGCCTCGGACACTGCCGCCTCCGCCAGCTCCTCCATTGCCCGACCTGTTTCGCTTGCGATCACCCGCATGCGGGCAAGCGTCTTGTCGTCGAGCAGTACTGTGATTGCCTCGAAGTCACGCATCTGCCGGCACCCCCGGCTCAATGCCGAACGCGCCGAACAGGTCGGGCGTGGCCAGCTCCTCGGCCATGCGCGCCACATGGGCGCAACCGTCGCGGAAGTAGGCGGGGTTCAGTTCCACCGCCCGGCCGCGCCGGCCGAGCTTCAGCGCCCGATAGGGCACCGACATCACGCCGCCGAACGGGTCGAACACCACGTCGCCCGGCTCGCTGTATTGGCGGATGGCCCGGTCGATGATGTCGAACTGCAGCGGGCAGAGGTGCATCTCGCGCCCCTGCTGCGCCTGCAGCGTGTTCATCGACAGCATGCGGGCGATATCCGTCCACACCTCGCCATGGTTCGAGTGCGGCGGCAGCAGCATGAAGTCCGACGGCAGCCCGCTCGCCTCCTCCAGCCCCTCGGCCAGGTAGACGTGATGCTCGAGGTCATAGACCCCGCCCAGGTCGTAGGCCCGCCACAGCTTGAAGATCACGTTGGCGTCGAGCGCGCGCAGCTCTTCCGGCGTCAACAGGCGGTTGCCGCTCGACTTGTGAAAGCCATGCGCATCCAGCTGCCAGCGGCCGCGACTATATCCGTCGTTAGACCAGACGCCGGCCTCCCAGGCGCGCTTGTCCTTGCGCACCGGTCGGTCGGCATAGCCGTTCGAATTGTCGGAGGGCGGCTTGCGGAACACGAGGCAATACTCGGGCAGGCCGTTGCCCATCCGGCTGCCGTCCTTGCATTGCTCGCTCCACCCCAGCCGATAGGTCTGGTTGTTCTCCCGCACCACGTCCGTGGTCACCGTGATGCGGCTGAGGAAGGCCCAGCCATGCTTGCGGAAGGCGGCCACGCAATCGTCGGAAAATGGCGACACGGTCTGGAAACCCAGCCCGGTCATCCCGCCCGGCACGATCCGGTCCTTAACATGGATCATGGCGATCCGCCCCGGCTCCAGCACGCGCAGCAGCTCGGGGATCAGGAAGTCCATCTGCGACCAGAAGTGCCGGTCGTCATCGGTGTGGCCGAAGTCGGCATAGTTCGGCGAATACTCGTACTGCGTCGAGAACGGGATCGAGGTGACGATCAACCCGACGGAGTTCGCCTCCATCAGCCGCACTTCCTCGACACAGTCGTTGTTCACCAGCGTGAAGAGATCGCCCGCGACCTCCACCCGCTCCACGCCCATGCCGCGCGTCAGCGACGCGGCCATGGCCACGGCCGAGAGGCCGTACTCCTTGATGATTGCTGTCATGATTGCCCGCTGCTCGTTGTGGCGCTGCCACTTGGCTTCGATGCTGTCGCGGATGGGCCGCTCGGCCTCGGTGTAGATCAGGTCGATGCGCACCGTGTTCCGCTGCAGGAATCGGTAGCAGCGATGGATCGCCTGGATCAGGTCGTTGAACTTGTGGCCGATGCCGACGAAGATTTCCCAGCTGCAGTAGCGCTGGAAGTTGCAGCCGTGGCCGGCGATCACCGGCTTGGTCGAAAGCTCGCCGAGCCGGCCATAGGCAAAATCGGTCAGCCGCTTCTCGCGCTCGTCGAGGTCCTGCGACCCCCACACCGATTTGACGGCCGGCCCGAGCGCCTTCTCGATCGCGTGCCGCTCGGCCTCGAGGTCGTGCCAGATCACGCGGTGCGCGTCAGGGTCGAGCGCCCGCAGCTCCAGCAGCTTACCCACCCGCACGTCGAGGCTTTCGCGCTTCTCCCGCGCGCTGTCGCTCAGAGAGGCCGCGGCGTTCTTCAGCAGCCGGCCCTGTCCGCTCTTTTCAACGCCGGCCGTCAGGTGGTTGCTCGGTAGCTCGTGCCAGTGGATGTCGAGCGGCGGCAGGTCATAGCCCTCATCCGAGAACCCGAGATCCGATGGCCGCTCGACGAAGAGGCCCCAGCTGGCCACCCACAGCCAGAACTCGCGTTCCTTGTGCGGGTGGATGGTCAGCGTGTCGGCCTTCTCGCTGTTGCGCTTGAAGAACCGCGTCTTGGCCTGCCCGACATCCATCACTTCGAGGAAGGCGGAGTAGGCGAGCAGCTCGATATATTCGTTCGGGCTGGGCGTGGCCGTGGCCACGAACTTGTAGGCCATGCCGTCGAACAGCCGCATGAATTCGCGGAAGGTCTTGGTGCCACCGAAGCCGCGCAGGCAGGACGCCTCGTCCAGCGACGCGCCGGCAAACACCTTCGGGTCCAGCTTGCCGTCGCGGATGCTTTCATAGTTGGCGAGGTAGTGCCCGGGCCCCTTTACCTCGGGCGTGCGGCGCACGAAGCGCAGGTCGATCGTCCGGCCCGGCCCCTCCGCCTGCCACACCGAAAGCTCCAGCCGCTGCCGGTCGGTGATGTCGGGGTGGTCGCCGGTCGATAGCGTCCGCGCATCGCCCATCAGCTCCAGGCGCACGCCGAGCGGCGCCACCTGCAGCACCGGCATGCCGGTGTGCAGCAGCACCAGGCGTAGGATTTCCAGCTGGATGAAGCTCTTGCCCAGCCCGAACGCGGCGAAGATGGCACGCCGGCCGCCGGCACAGGCCCACTGCACGATCGCCTTCTGGTGGTCCTTCAGCAGCGGGTTGATCTCGGCAAGCTCGACATGGAACCCGCCAACCGGCGCCGTGACGATCTTCGCCTCGAGGAAGTCGCGGTAGGTGAGGGGCAGGTTCACTGGGACCGCCTCCGCTCACGAATGGCGCGCCCGACCTTGCTCTGCCAGAACGCATCGATGGATAGATCGATGGCCAGAGCAGCAAGGATGGTGAGTGCCCACCACCAGTTGCCCGTGAAGTGAACAGCAGCCGCGCCGAAGCCGTTTAGCCACCAAACGATCGAGGTCTTCATGGCCGCGCCTCTCCCGGCCGCCAGGGCGAGTTCGGTTTGGCGAGAGGGCGGACGCCCTCCGACGCCTGTGCCATCCGCTCCTCAAGCCAGCTGTGATAGATGCGCGCATTGGCATCGAGTTCTTCTGCCGTCACCTCGTTGCGCCGGCCCGCCTTGCGCTTGACGGCATAGCTGCGCGCCAGCTGACGCACGATGCAGCCTTTAGCCGTCTCGTCGCAGTCGGGCAGGGTACAGTGGAAACAGGGGTCGCTCTTCATTGGCCGGCCGCCTTGCGCGAACCGTCGGTAAGGCCCAGACGTGCCGTCCAGGTGAGGATGGTGCCGATGGGGTGACCGAGGTCCTCGGCCATCTGCTGCCGGCTGATGCCGGCGGCGACACCGGCCCGGATCGCATCGGCGGCACTCGACTGGTGCAGCTTGCCCTTCGGCTCGGTCAGCGACGCGAGGGCGCCCACATAGGCAGCGGCCAGATCGGCGTCATTCAGCGGCGCATCGACTGCCGCCTTGACGACGCGGGTCCGTACCGCCTCCTCGCCGGGATCAGCGCCGTCATCGACGAAGTACCAGCGCCCGTTGTTCTCGTAGACGTACGGCCCGGACACGGGGAAGTCGGCGACTGGCTTCAGCACCTCAGAGTGGATTAAAAGGAAGATGTGGGTGGCGAGGTGCACCGGCCGTGGGAAGCTGCGCTTGGCACTCTTCCAAGCGTTCAGCTTGTCACGGCAGTCCTTCTCGTTGGGCGACAGCTGGGGATTGGCATCCCACTTCGGCAGCACCGGCCAGGCGCCGGCAGTCAACTCGATGCCGCGCTTGATCCGCTGCATCTGCTCGTACGCGCTGGCATCGATCCGGCTTATACACTCCGGGAAGTACATGCCGACCCGATCGTCCGACGCGGTCTTCTTCGCCTCGGTATGAACTTCCACAAGACGGCGCAGAGCTTGCCAAGCAGCCTCTTCCACCGACTGCCCGAGATGGTCGGCAAAACGCGCCCTCACCTCCACCCAGCCCCCGCGCGGAAACTTCAGACCGAACTGGGTGGCGCGGAACAGGAAGCTCGGGCCGAAGCCGAAGTCGTTGAACTTGTAGCGTACGATCGCCGGCAGCCCGTCGACCTCGATCTCGAACAGCCCGTCCTGTCCCCACATCGGCGCCGTGCCGGGCGGAACGCTGGTGGCGTTGACGAGGGCCTTCGGCCTCTCGTTCGACACGATACCGTAGCGGTCCTTGCCGTTGGCGTGCCACAGGATGGCGGCGAGCATTAGCTTCGCCTCGCCAGCCGCCTCCTCCTGGTCGGTCCGCATCCGATGGTCGAACAGCTGGTGCGCCTGCTTGTAGTCTGCGATCAGCAGGTCGAGATCGTCGGGCATGCCGGCGGTCAGCACGGCAAACAGCGAGCTGCCGTACAGTTCGCCCTCATCGACGTTGAGCCGCTTGCGCGCCACGTCGAACGCCAGCAGCACTTCGCGGCTGATGTTCAGCGTGCCATCGCGATCGGCCAGCAGCCCGTGTTCGCGCGCCAGCGCGTCGAGTGTCGCCGCATCGACATCCCTGCCTGCCTCGGCCACAGCAAGCACCGCAGCGGCGAACATAACGAGCATGTTCGGGTCGCGCGCCTTCACCACCGGCCCGCTCTCGGCCAGCGGCGGCGGGTCCTGCAGCTTCTGCTTCGCCACGGCCGAGGCCTCGCGCTTCGGCTGCTGGGCAACCTCGCGCTGATCGTCCTCGTCGAGGTCAGCCACCTGCTCGGCCAGGTAGAGCGGCAGGCGCCCTTCCTCGACGGCCTGCACCAGCTCGGGCTCGCCCTGTTCCAGCACCTTGGCGGCCGAACTGACCTGCCGCTCGGAGACGCCGAGCTTTGCCGCCGCCTCGGCCTTGGTGACGCCCCGCAAATTTGCGTAGCGCTCGGCCGACATGGCGCGCTGCCCAGCATTGTCGTGGCGCCGCTCGGCGTTCAGCGACCAGGCGTAGTCGAGCGCTTCCTCGCGCGTGCCCTTGAACAGCTCGAACAGTTCGGGCCGCTCTTCCCAGGTCTCGATCTCGGGATCGAACGTGCCTTCCTCGACCAGCATCATGTAGCGGTTGCGACCGTCGAGGATCATCCCCTCGTAGATTTTCACCCGCTCGAACAGGCCTTTCTCGACAACGTTGGCGGCAAGCGCCTCGCGCTCTTCGCCGGCCAGCATGCGGAACATGGCTGCGAACGGATGGGGCTTCGGGCCCACGTCGGGCCAGCTGAGAGGCACGTTGGTCTGGTCGTCGGTCATGCGTGAACGCCCCCGAGCTTTATGGATTTGCGGAAGATGATTTCGCCGTCATCGCGGGCCAGCAACCGCTCGGCCTCCTCGAGGCGGGCGCGCAGCTCGGTCACCTGGACGCGGGTCAGCGAGAACTGTTTCGACGTGCCGACGAAGCTGACGCTCAACGTCGCCTGCGAGTTCGGCCCCTGATGCAGCCAGCACGACATGGGCGCTTCGGTCAGGCGCGGCTTCGGCAGGATGAGGGATGACTTACCGGCCATCGCGACCTGCCATCCACACGGCCAGCGTGATGCCGGCGAGCATGAGAATGATGAACACGAGCCAGCCGAGGAACACGGTCACGATGCGGCCTCCTCGTGCACGACGGCGGCCTGCACGGCGGCGGCGAGCCCGTGGAGTTCGCGCATCAGCTCGCTGATATCGGCGAGCACCCGGGTGCTTTCGGCAGGCGTGATCTTCCCGTCGGCCTTGGCCGCCATCACCGAGGCGATAAGCTCGGCATATTCCTGCGAACTGCGCATGGTCTGGCGGCCCACGGCATCCGAGCCGGCATCGTGCAGCTGGTGCAGCAGGCAGCCGGCCTGCGTGGCGAGGTGGCGGAGCAGGTCGACATTGCCCGAGGCGGACACCAGGTCGAGCATCACGTCGATCGGCATGAACGTCTCGGCCTGCTCCGGCCCGCGGTTGCCATAGTCCGAAATTGCCGACTGGCCGACGCGCGTGGCCTTGGCGGCCAGCGTCTGCGTGCCGAACGCATCGTCGATGAACTGCTGCGTCGCGGTCTTCAGCGCCGTGTAGGTGGTGGCGGGCAGGCGGCGGGTTCTCAGCATGCCATATTCCCCGCCTCATTTACGTCATGACTGGCGAGTGCCCCGCGCGCTACAGGGAGGAGTACGCGCGGGGCCCCGGCCACGGCCACGCGCAGGGCAGCCCGTCGGGAGGGAACCGACCGGGAGCGCGCGAGCCGAAGGGAACTGGAATGAGAGACGACAGCATCAGCGCCGAGACGTTCTACGTGGGCACCACCATGGCGCTGATCGCCACGCAGGCCTTTGCGGTGAACCTCGCGGTCTACCTGTCTGGCGTCGAGCGGGTAGATGGCACGCCCAACGAGGACGGTGCCGACTGCGTCCGACGACTTGTCGACCAGATGATGCACAGCCCGCTCGATACGGCGGTCACCGACCTGCCACCGGATGCGTTCGATGCCGAGATGGCAACGCAGATCGCCTTCGACAGCATCCGCATGCATGCCAAGCTGGTGCTGGGAAACCTGTGAGTGCATCACACGCCCTCCCGGTCGAGCTCAGCACGAACTGCGGCCTTGATCTTCCGGTCATAGATCGTCCGGTAGTGGGCCGGGTCGCGGCGGCACAGATAGAGATGCCGCGCGACCAACTCCTCGAACGGAACCACCACGGGCAGCGGCAGCCCCGCTTCGACAAGCGCAACACGGACCTCACGCTCCGCGAAGTGTTTGCGCATGGCCGGGCTGATGCTTTTCATCCGCGCCCAATGCCGCTCGATGCGACGGCGGATCAGACCCTCGGCCATCCGTTGCGCATGCAGCTCGTCGTAGCGTTTGCCCAAGCTCATGTCCGCACCTCGCGTGCGGCGCGCCGGGCATCGCTGCGCGCCTGCCTCTGTGCCGTAGCCTCTTCCAGCCGGCGTGCGTCCTCAGCGGCAATGCCGTCGAGCCGCTGCAATTTGGCTCGGGCCGCAGCTGCAGCCGCCGCCGAGTTGCGGGCGCGGGCAGCGAGGGTGCGAATTGGGGTGATGATGCGGGTCACTGGGACACCGCCTCAATGGGATAAATATCGGGCCGCAGCTCATGCCGAGACACCTTGCCGCCGGCCAGTCGCTCAACCTGCAGAACGCGGGCGGCTGGGCATATGTCCCATTGCGCAACCGCTTGCGGCCGCACGCCGATACCTCGGGCGGTTGCGGAGTATCCACCGATCAGTTCGATCGCCGTCTGGAGGGCAGTGATTTGATTGGCTTTGTCGCTCATGCCTTGTTTCAAGCATGGCTTTAAAAATCATGCAAGCAAATCTTGGATGGAATGCAAGGAGCTTGAAACGGCAGATTGAGGCCATGCCAGACACAGTCGGGAACGTCCTGCGCACAGCGCGGAAACAGAAAGGCTTTGTCCTGCGCGAGGTAGCCGCCGCTGCCGGCGTTACTACTCAGGCCGTTGGGAACTGGGAGAACGACAAAAACGAGATCTCCATGGAAAATCTTCGCAACGTAGCGAAGTTTCTTGGGATCGATGTTGAGGCGGCGACCCGTGGAGAACTGCGGTACCTCGAGAACACCGAGCATCTCTCCGAGGTCGAGCGCGTCACAAACACATCCACTCCAAACTTTGGTCCGCGAGACGTTCCGGTGCTTGGCGTGTCGGTCGGCGGTGACGATGCCGATTTCACTTTCAACGGTGACATCATAGAGCACGTCCGGCGTCCGCCCGGCATCGCTACGCTGACCAACGTGTGGGCGTCCTATGTGGTCGGGGGCAGTATGATACCACGGTTCGAGCCGGGCGAGCTGGTTTACGGCGGCGGGAGACCGCCTGTCCCGGGTGACGACGTGATTATCGAAATGTTCCCCGAGGAGGGGAAGAAAGTTGGCAAGGGCTTCATCAAGCGTCTAGTGCGGCGAAGCCCGGGCGAGATTGTCGTGCGCCAATTTAACCCGCCAGGTGAGCTGGTCTTCAATCCCTATGAGATCAAGGCGATAACGCGGGTCATCCCGCTAAAAGAGCTGCTCGGCTACTGAAAGTGCCGCGAGGGTGATCTACCAAATCCGGGATGATGCATAGATGCGTCCCTGGTAGGCCTTGGTCTCGACAGTCAGAGCAACGCAAGCGGGGCGCAATCTGGCTTAAGTGCGCCGTGAGGGGAATGTGCTGGCGCAGCAGTTCCGCACGCTTCCACCACCGTTCTCGCCCGCAGTCTACGCACTCTATGCGAAGTGTTCGGATATCAGCTAGGACCGGGTCCATCCCCATCGTCGGCCACCCAATGTTCTCGTTAGGTTCACATAGATGACTCGGTTTAGAGCGTGAGTCGAGGCCCTAGTCGCTTTCATTTTTTCAAGCTGGACTTGAAAACGTATGCAAGTGGTGCTTTTAGTGTGCCCATCGATAACCGATGGAGCACGACATGCACGCCCAAACCTTCGACGCCTCGGCAATCCTGTCGCCTGAGATCGCCGCCCTGACCATTCCGGAACGCCTGATCGAGGTCATCCGCCGCAAGCGCCTTGAAGGCCAGCCGACCACCATCACTGACTTCCTCGAGGCCGAGGAAACCTGCGACCTCAGCGCCGCGGTGATCGGTGCCAATATCGGCGCCGCCAAGCGTATGCTCCGACCCGAGATCGTGCGCCAGGTCTACCCGGCCACGCCGGTCATGCCGTGGGATATGGACCCGCGCTATCGCAAGGAGCGTGTCGCCGAGGCTGCCACCATCCTCGTCGACCTGCCGGCCCAGGCCTGCAACCCCGGCGCCTTCGCCGATAGCCGGCACGGCTTCTCCGAGCGCGAACTTAAGGACCTCTGGCCGGAGATCATCACCGAGGCCCTGACGCTGATCAGCAGCCGCAAATTTGCGGTGCAGTCGTGAGCAGGCTTTCCGCCGATCTGGCGGCACACCTGGTCAACCTCATCGACTTCCACCGCGACGATGAACCCGACACGCAGATGGCGGACCCGATCGTCACGGTTGAGCCAGACACGGAAGCGAGCGGATTGTTCGATGATCGCCAGTTCCCCAGTGCGCTGATCGTCACGCTCGAAAGCGGCAAGCGCGTGCGCCTTGTCGCCGAGGAGATCGAGTAAAATGGCGCCCCCCAGCCTCGTCTCTGTATTGCTCGCTCAAACCTACAGCAGCGCCGGCTTGCTCGGCGGTGCAGAGGATAGCCTCCGCGCGGCCGGCATCGCCACCGAACGGCGCTTCGACTACCGCACCGGCCGGCACTACCTGTCGGCCATCACCCTCGACGACGTGGCCCGCCACGCCGTCGAGGGCAAGCGGCGGGATGACTGATGTCCCGCCGTCCCGCCCGCGTCACCCAGGCCGACATTGCCCGCTCGCTGCGTGCGGCGGAGCAGGTCGGCCATGGACACATCGTCGAGATCGCTCCAGACGGGACCATCCGCATCCTCCCGCCCGGAGCGGCGCCGCGCGTGGCCATCGCTCGCGCGCCCATTGACGAGGAAGCGCCGGTCGAATTCTGATGGATGCCATGCGCACCAAACTTCCGGCCAACGTCACCCGCGAGCGAAACCGTCATGGCACGGTCGTCTACTACTATCGCGAAGGGAAGGGGCCGCGCACCCGCCTCCCGGACCATGGGTCCGAGGACTTCGAGCCTGCCTACCAGGCGGCACGGCAGGGACTGACGCCCGCAAAGACCAAGCCCGGCCACGCCGTCGAGGGCACCGTGCGGTGGCTGGTGGAGCAGTACAAGCAGACGCTGCACTTCCGAGGCCTCAACGCCATCACCCAGCGTCGCCGCGACAGCTTCTTCCGCGAGATTGTGGAGAAGGCCGGCGACGCCAAGCTGTCGCGCGTCACCGAACAGACCATCGTCGACGCGCGCGAGAAGCGGTCGGCGGTAGGGAAGGGGCACGGCGCCAACAACTTCCTTAAAGCCATGCGGCCCATGTTCGCCTACGCGAAGGAACGCGGCTGGATCGCCCTCGACCCGACGAAGAATGTCGCCAAGGCGCGCACGCTCCCCGGCGGTCGCGAGCCGTGGGACATCGAGGATGTGCAGAAGTATGAGGCGCGTCATCCCGTCGGCACGATGGCCAACCTGGCGGTGCGGGTGCTGCTGTTCACCGGCTTGCGCCGATCCGATGCGATCCTGCTGGGCCGCCAGCACATCCGCCAGGGTATCGTGCGCTACAAGCCGGGGAAGACGGCGAACAGCTCGGGTGTCGAGGTCGAATTCACCGCGCTGCAGCCGCTGATCGACGCTATCGATCGCACGCCTGGGGACCACTTGACCTTCCTGACCAACTCTTACGGCAACCCGTTCGCCAGCGGCGCCAGCTTCGGGAACTGGTTCGCCGACAGGTGCGGTGAAGCAGGCATCAAGAAGGGTCCGCACGGCCTCCGCAAGCTCGGCTCTACCCTGTGCGCTGATGCCGGCGCCACGCCTCATGAGCTGATGGCAATGTTCGGCTGGACCACCCTCGCGCAGGCCGAACTCTACACCCGCAAGGCCGACCGTCGCCGGCTCGGAAAGACCGCCTCGGCGAAGCTGCTCAGCGGCTACGAGGAACTGATGGCGAACAAACATTCCCCGCACCTTTGA